GACCGTTGCCGAAAGGAGCGCCTGCGCAGCCATCCACTCGAGGCGGCGGTTGATCATATCGACTGCATCCGCCATCTCGAACTGGATGTTCGCCATGTAGCGCTCGGCCGGTGACATCGCGCCGCCAATGCGCTCGCCGATCTGACGGCGAATCGGACGACGGAGATCCAGCGCCCGCTTATCCTTGATGTAAGCGGGCTTGAACACGTTGGTCTGGACGCGCCGGCCTTCCACCAGCTTGCCCTCTACCAGGGGCGACACGAAGGGCGCGAGCCGGCGCTTACCGACGTCGACGTCGATCGCGATTTCCTCGGTCTCGGCGACAGCTTCGTTCGGGAAGAACTTGTCGAGCAGGAAGTTCTGCGCCAACTTCAGGTTGGGCACCACCTCAATCAAAGTGGCGGTGTCATAGACGGGAAACTGGGTGGACATTTCGATGCTCCAATAAAAAAGGCCGCCCGGAGGCGGCCTTTAGGGGAATTGAAGGATTAGGTGAGGAGCGTTTACACGCCCGACGCGTTGGTCTCGTTCGGGTCGAGCGAATCGACCGGAATCTTCAGGTACAGCGTCGCTGCTCGGCACTGACCGTTGAGCGCCGCCGCCTGATTGGCAACGGAGTTGCCCCACGATGCGTCAATGTTCATGCGGTTGGCGTTGAACTCGCCTTTGAGGTAGACGCCGCAGTTGACGGTACCGCCGGTGGCATCCGTGGTGTCCACCAGGACGCCGTACGGAACGGCCGAGCCATCCGCCGCCGCGAGGGTCGCGACGGTGAAAACGCCATTGCCGGTCTGCCCAGGGATGGTTCCGGCAGGGATAGAGAGCGTGTTGCCGACCGCGTAACCGCCGCCGCCCTCGCCGGCGACAATGGCAGCCGCACTCACCACGCCTCCCGCGACTGTGAGATTGGCGACAGCGCCCGCGCCAGCGCCAGTGGTGGTGTTCAGGGGAATGCCGGGATACACACCATTGGTGAGCGCGCCGGTTGGTGACGTCGTGACCGTGAGGGTCGCGGCCACACCAGGCGCCTTGCAGACGGTCACATTACCGGTGGCGGTGACCTTTCCGAGCAACGTTCCGCGAGGCAGCACCGAGAGCTGCTGAGCCAGCGTATCGTTCTCAGTGATGATGTGCTCTTTACCGGCGATGAGCTGATCCGGCTGGTACGTCTCGGCAAAGACGCCGGGCTGAAACGGGTTGTCCCCGAACTGCGTGGGAATCAGTGACATGTCGAAAATCCTCTATCAGGAATGTGGTGGTTGACGCGATGTCCCGGGATCAGGCTTTGCCGCCGGTTGCCTTGTCGTAGGCCGCCATCATTACGGTGGCGCGACCTTTCGGCGTGCTCGGGTCGTGGCCGGTTGCAGCCGGAGCCGAACCGATGTCAACACGGGGGACCGAGGCCATGCGCGCGGCGAGACCCTTGGCGGGCTCGCCATGGGCCGGTGAGGCCAGGAGAGCAGAGCGGATCTTGTCCTCGGGCATGTCGGTATCGGCGAGCAGCGAGCACGCGAGCGGGCTGCGACCCTTGGCCTCGTCCGAAGACAACACGGCAGCCCAGCGTGCGCGCTCCGCAGCGCGGGCCTGAGCGGACGCTTTCTTCTTCTCGTCCTTCTCGTCGTCCTCGTCCTCGTCCTCGTCGTCCTCCGCGGCACTCGCCTCCTCATCGTCGGAGTCATCCTCGGCGTCGGGACAGTCCTTACCGCCCTTCTTGGCCTTTTTGCCTTTCTTCTCGTCCTTCTCGCCGTCCTCGTCCTCAGAGGCGCGAGCGTCGGTAGTCGTGCCGGCGGCAGCGCTTGCCGCGGTGACCTCCTCTTCCTCCGCCCCGGCCGCCAGGCCCAGGAATCGGCTGGCCGCCTTGAGATACCCGGAACGCGTGCCCTTACTCATTGATCGTCTCCAAAAAGTGTTGAAGTGCTGCATCGGGTGAGGCGACCAGGTCGGCCAGTCCGCGCTCGACGCCGCTCTCACCCATGTACGTCGCCGCTTGTTGATCTCGAACGGAGCGCGCCTCGAGGCCTCTATTGCGCGCCACCAACGCCACGAACTCCTCGCCAATGCGATCGATATCGGCCTGCAGCGCCTCGCGGGTCTCATCGCCGAGCGGCTCGACATCATTCAGGCGCGCCTTGCGATCGCCGTACCGCATAACGGTCACGGTGATCCCGGCCTTGTCGAGCGCCCGGCTCGATTCCGTGTGCACGGCAATGACGCCGACGCTCCCGGTCCCGCCGGTGCGCGGCACCGTCACGAAGTCCGCGGAGCTCGCGAGCGCATACGCGGCCGAGTAGGCCGACTCATCGAGAATCGACCAGATCGGCTTCTGACCGCGCGCGGCATAGATGTGGTCCGCTAGGTCAAACATCCCGGAGACCTCGCCGCCCGGGGAGTTCACCATCAGCGCGATCCCGCGCACCTCGAGATCCGCCAGCGCGGCATCGAATTTCGAGCGAATGTCGTCATAGCCCGAGAGGCCTGAGAAGGCATCGAGCCAACTTGACTTGTGTACGAGCGTCCCTTCGATGGGTACCCGCGCGATGCCGCTGACTACCTCATACGGCCGCTTCTGGCCGTGCACGGTCTCGCCCTCATCATCGGCGCGCACCGTGACGCCTTCGCGCTCGCCGAGATAGCGGGCGATCTCGATCGCGCGAGCAGGATGCAGGAGCAGCGGCACGCCAAAGACGCGTTGAGCGACGCTGATCACGCGGCCTCCGGCGGCTTGATGGTCTTCTTCGCCGTCTGATCCTTCGACGAGGTCGTCTCGACGGCGTTTCCGGTCCACTTCGGCGGCGGAATTCCGCGTCGGTCAAACTCCTTGATCTCAATCTCGCGCTGGTCCAGGACCTCGCGCCAGTCTTCGCCGGTGAGGTCAGCGACCTCCGCTTCAAGAGTGGAGAGGCTCGCGTCCATACCCAGGATCGCGCCTTGCTTCTCTGCGAGCTCGTCAACGTACCCTTTGCCAGGCCCGAGCCATTTGGCACGCGCGTACAGCGAGCGGTACTCGATGAAGTCGGGAGCCCCGGAAGGCAGCGGGAGATCGTCGGTATCGAAGGCCTCCTCGAGCCAAGCCGTGAACACCGGCTGCGCGAAGCCGGTCGCGAAGTGCACGCGCCGGCGGTGAAAGGTCTTCCACGCCTCGAGCATCGCCGCGCGGTACGAGGAGTAGTTGACCTCGGACCAGTTCTGGCTGATCTGCTGCGCGCTCATGCCGGTGCCGGCCGCCACGTTGCGCAGCACGGCCGACTCGAACGCTGCGAAATTGGAACTCGGACGCTCGGCGCGGACCGTGGCCAATTCCTCGCCGGGGGCGAGCATCGGCATTTTCACGCCGTCGAGCCGGATCGGCTTATCCTTGTGGAAGTCGTTGCGCATGTCCTGATAGGCGCCGAGGTCATCCTTGTCCCCGAGCGCGCTCTCCACGAGCTCCTTGTCGTAGGGGCTCGTGATGTAGGCGCCGAACACCGCATTGAGGATCGCGGCATCAAGCTCCGTGCCGTCGTACTTGATCAGCATCTTCAGCCGCTGCAGTACGGCCGTCAGAATGCCGGCGCCCCCGCGGTGCTGGGCCGCGCGGTCATGATCGAAATCGTGAACCACGATCGCGCGACCCCATGGAGTCTCGCGCGGCACGCGCTCCCAAGTCATCGCGTCCCTGGCGTTGAACCAGTCGCCGATATGCGCTTTCTCGATGTGGTAGGCGATCGGCGCGCCGAAGCGGTCGACCTCGACGCCGCCACGCATCGTGTTCTTGTCGAACATCCAGAACGGGTTCGAGAGTCGGTCAGGGTCGACGATCTGCAGTGACGTCGCGTAGAGCGCGGATCCGGATCCCAGGCGCTCCGGGAGCCAATGCATAATGCCGAGCGCATCGCCGTCTATGATCTTGTGACGAAACGCGAGCCCGAACATCAACGGAACCGTGAGGCAGCGCTCCACATCGCAGTAGCGGCCGCCGTCCAGGCTCCACGTCTTCCAATGCGATTCGACTGCCTTCCCGAACTCCTCCGCCCAGGTCGCATCGAAATTACGGCCGCTGAGCTGCTTCAGCGCGTAGTAGTCGGGCTTCGACACCGGTCGGAAGTCCGAGCCGATGACGTTATCGAGCGTCCGCGTTACCGCGGCAGAGGCCCACCCGTCGTTGCGCACCAGGTCGCGCACGCGCGCGACGATGAGATTCCGGTACGGGTTCAGCTCCCCATCGGGCGACCAGAGGTAGGGATTCCAGTCGGCGGTGTGCGGGTCGGTGTAGCTACCCGCATCGTACGGCGTGCGGAAGTGCCCGCCCGCGCCGTAGTTGTTCTGCCCGGCGATCTTCGGGCGCCGGCGATCCGCTGGGGTCACGACGCCAGGCGTGCGTCGATCGGCGCTGCTCACCGCCAGCCCCAGTTGAATCGCGCAAAGCGACGCTGCGGGCGACGCTGATTACCGAGCGCAATCTGTAGCTCCTGGATGAAGAGGCGAATCTGCGCAATGCCGCCCTGGACCGCATCGAAGGTGACTGCCTTTGACCCACCGTCACCCTGCGCATAGGACAGCGTCACGGTGCGCTGACCCGTTTGCAGCGCGATATAGGCCGCTTGGGCTTGCGTCAGGGCGGCCTGCAGGGCCGTCTGAGACATGCCGTAGAGCGGAGAACAGGTGTTCATAGGGCCTATCGCGCGAGCCGCGCTCCGAGGGACTTTTTACGTTTCTCGACCGTTACCGTCGGTCCGGGAGTCGGCGCCGCAGCGCCGGATTTCGGCTCGGAGGTCAACCCAGCCGCCGGCGCCGGCGGCGCAGACGCAATCGGCAGCTCCACGCGGCCGCTGCGCACGCCGGCAACACGCGAATTCAACTTCAGGCCCATATGCAGGAGACCGCACAGCGCCGCGTAGGCGTAGACGGTGGTATCGAGGGCCTCGTTGGCCCGCCCGGGAGGCAGTTCCCACACCCGAAACCGCTGGCCGTGCGCCTCTTTCCTGACGCTGCGCTCGGCGATCAGCTGCGAGAAGAACGCCAGGTCCCGCTCGGCCGGGAAATGCATGTAGCCGGGGCCTGGCTGTTCGATATGCAACCGGGTCCGGATGACATCCTTCGCCGTGTTGACGCCGAGGATCACTGGTCGGAATGAGGCTTTTGTACGCCGCAGGGGCCGCTTGGTCGGCCACACGGGACTGCGCTGCCCCATGCGAGCAGCTTCGCCCTTGATGGCCCATGCACGCCGCCCCAGGCGCGCCTTGGAGAATTCATACACGCGCTGCGCGTGCCCTTCCTGGCCGCCAGAATCAAGACATGAAGCGGCGATCTCAAGCGCCCTCCCATCGGCGCGGGCGAACGTCTTCAGCAGATACCGGTCGAGCTCATCCCATAGGGTGGCCGACTCAGGGTCACCCTCGATCACGTCATAGGCAATCGACCAGCTTTCCTCGTTCTCGCCCCAGCCGACAACGTGCACCTCGAGGCGGTCCGCCTGAAAGTCCACACCAGCAGTGAGGAGACCGACCTGCTCGGGGACTTCGCCCGCCCACTTCTCGCAGCGCGCGAGCAGCTTCCCTTCGGCGAGGGGGTGATCACCTTTGTCCTCGTATGGAAGCCCGAGGACCGTGTTGACGAAGGTCTGGCGCTGCAGCGGATCCTTGTGGACCCGCAGCCATTCAGTGACCAGCCTCGACCAGCCGGCGTTGGGAAAGAGCGAATACCCGGCCCAAATGTGGAAGCCGGCGTATCCGTGAAAATCCGCTGTCGCGCGCCACTCGCCGCGGCGCACCATCTCCTCCTTGTGGTGCTCCTCAATGACACAGCCGTTGGTGCAGCCGTAGTAGGCTGATCCGTCGATGTGGCGGCCGTTTTCGTCCCGGCGCCACTTGATACCCTGCACCGAGTGCTCGTCGCCCCACTCGAGCGCCTGGTATGTGCTGCAGTGGGGGCACGGGACGAAATACTTGCGCATGTCGCTTGCAAGCCATTCCTTCTCGATCCGGCTTTCGCCCTTGATCGTCGGCGTGGAGCCAATGACGACCACCCGATTCCAGAAGGTCTCGCTGCGTTTGATACCGAGGCTGATCTGATCACCCTCGGCGCCGGCGCCCTGCACCGCGTAGCCGTCGACCTCATCGAACAGCACCACGCGCACCGTGATGCGGCGGAAGCCCGCCGGCGAGTCAGCTCCGATCAGCTTGAGGCTGGCCCCGGTGAGGAACTGTTTCGAGAGAATGGTCTGGCTGGTGTCCCGAGACTTTGGATTCCCAGTAACCGCCGCAAGCGCTGGCACGTCGCGCAGCATTGGCGCGATCCAGCGTTTACTGTGGTCCTCGGCGTCGCTCTCGCGCGGCTGAACCAGGAGAATCGGGCTCGGCTCATGATCGATGTAGTACCCGACCGCGTTATTCAGACTCTGCGAGAAGCCGACCCGCGCCGACTTCATGACGGCGACCCGCTGGTTTCGCGGGTCCGTCATCGCGTCCTCCATACCGACCTGGTACGGGAACGGGTGATAGGCGCCGCGGCTGGCCGAGTATTCCCCGGACAGGACCATCTTGCGTTCCGACCACTCGGAGAGGGTCAGCTCAAGCGGCGGCCGAAGTCCCTCGATCCATTCAGCGTGAGTCGGTAGACGCTCCAAGCGCGTCGCAAAATTCATTCAGGGCGGCCTTGAGGCTCTTACGCAGGAGATCCGCCACCAGGACCGGATCCGTCATCGCGGCGAGCCGGAGCGCCAATTCTGCCGGCAGGCGCAGTAGGTGATCGCGAAGCGCGACCGCTCGCGCCGCGCCAATGCGCTTCACGTCCTCAGCCTTCACCAAGAGGCCGTCGCGGATTTGCCCGTCGACCTCCGCTTGCTTCGCCTCGAGATCGGTGACGCGCACGCGCGCCGCCGTCAGCATTCGATTGAGCAGCGCCTGCTGGGGTAGCGTCTCGGGGTCGACCGTGGAAACCGGAGGCGGCGGCGGAGCGCCCTGGAAACCGGCCCGCGCTTTTGTTTCCAAGTTTCCAGCGCCGCGGTGGTGGCCGTTCTGGGCGTACCACGCAACAGCCGCCTCGGTCGAATCCCTCGGCATTCCCTGCTTTTCGTGCAGCTTCCTCGCCATCGTGTGCGAGAGGCCGAGAGCCGCTCCGAGTGCTCGGTAGCTCGGAGGCTTGGAAACCAATTCCAAAAATCCTATGGCTGCGGAAACAACGCGCTGCGCAAACTCGCCCACTGCAGGTATCGGTGGGAAGGACCCTTTAGCCCAAATATCCCACTTCCCACGCCAAACGAGCGCATTACAACTCCATCCATCCCACTATGACGTGGTCGTGAATCCTACATTGATGCTGAGACTGGCACTGTTGACATTGCCATCATCGCTTACCCACACCGAACCGCACACACTGGCGCTGATTTTTTCCGTTGGTAATGGCGTGCGCAATAGCTTCAGCAGAGACGATGTCGCATCAAATGCTTGGTCTACATCCGCCTTGTGCGCATGCTGATGCTTGACCACTTGCACGAGTTCATCGCGCACCTTGGTCTCGACCTCGGATGCACTGGCGCCGACGGCACCGAATGAATAGCTCATGATTACCCCAATTTGCTGCTGGCGATCGCTCGCGCCAGTTCATGGCCGAGCACCACATTGAATCTACGATTAACCAGCTTTTCAGCTCGGTCGTAGAAGGCTAGATCCTGCTTCACAGGCTGGTTGTCGACGTACTTCACCAGTAGGCGCAGTCCCTTGATCTTGATCGGCTTGCCGCTCGCACTGTTGTGCACTTCGCCGCGGCGCAACTTGCCGGTTCGCGAGACGCGGACTTTGCCGCTGCCGACGCGCACTTCGTAGCGTACGGTCCGCTGCCACATGCCGTTTATTGGGCCGCGCTTCGTCTGCACGACTCCGAAAAAGATCCCCGCGCCCCCTCTGCGGTTGCGCTCGAAATTTCGAGGCACATTGCCGCCGGCGTCTTTCGGCGCCTGGACTGGAACGTGCAGCTTGGTCTGGCCTGGATTGAGGAAATGGTCCTCCCCATCCTCGAACGGCGACAGATAGTTCGCAGCCTTGTCCATCACGAAGACGCCGGCCGTCAGGCTGTCTTTCGTGGCTCCGAAGACTCGCACGCTATTCAGCGTAAAGGGCTTCGGCGTATCGAACACGCTCTCCATGCCCGCGCGCTCAGCCTGGCGCACTTCCTGCGCCAGTATGGTTACCGCGCGCGCGGTCGCAAACGGCAGTTCTCGATACGCCAGCTCGCTCAGCGCTCGGCTGATCTCCTTGACGTTCGCCGTGACGCTGATATCGAGCATGGCTTAGCGCGCACCCAAAACGAAAAGGCCCCGCATTGCTGCAGGGCCTCGATTCGACACTCCCCCAGAGATTTTCAGCTGAAGCGCTGCATAAAATGCCTCACGATGGAGTTGATCCCACATTCGATGATGCTGTCACCCTACCTTCTAGCGTCCCTTTTGTTGTAACGCAATTTTTTCTCGCGCACCGTTGAGATAGTCAGCCACGGATCGTCGCGCTCTGTGCAGCAGCGTGCGAAAGCGGCCCGATGACATATGACAGCGCCTGGCTGCCGTCTCCATGGGTTGCCAGTTCAGATAGTGCATGACAACGACGCGCCGCTCGACCTCCCTCAGGCGCATTATAGCCCGCTCCACAAGCTCGCAGAGCTCATCAACCTCAACCGGATGCGCGGAGCCGCCACGGCTGGCCGTTACAGTGACGCCAAAATCCATCACGCGCCCAATCAGTGTGACTGCCGGCCAGCTCAGGCCAGCCAGAGCTGACCTTGCCCATCTCGCCCATGCCTCGAGGGCCGCGTCGGCCTCCGCGAAGCCGTCCGCCAGTTTCGGATGGTGCCGCCCGTCTTGAGTGTTCTCGCCCATCAATCTCTCCTGCATGATCTCTACCGCTGCAGCCATGTGACCCTCACCGCCGTTTCTTTGGAACCATGTCGATTACCCGAACCAAGCGCCAG